TAGTTGAACACGATACAGTAGGTGGTGCTCATAGGAAACGGGCCATAGTTTACAGTCTTAATAAGTTGGAAGATCAGAAATTGATTGAAGAAGTAGACGTTCCAAAAATAAAAAGTAGAGGAGGTAGACCGTCCAAATTTTATAAAGCAGTTGGTAAAGAATTACCAAAGTCTTTTACGTCTCTCCCGCGCGATATACCCCGTAATGGTGTGTATAAACCTAATAATGTAGATACTGGAACGGATTTCAAGAACAATGACTTTTGTAAAAACCCTAGTTTTGTAAAAACCTCTGGATCGGATGGAGGTTTATACAAAGAGGAGGTTTATACAAAACCGATTGTTGTTGAAAACGATTCCACTGGAACGGATGAGGGTTTATACACAGACCCCCGTGGGTATATAGAAGAAAACGAAAAATTCTGGGAGGAATAGAAATTGAGCAGTCGTACCATAAATGTCACTATTTTTGAAGAAACCTACCCCAAAGAAGATAGTCCATTGGCTACTGTGCGTTACACAGAATACGATTTAAATAGACGAGTGAAACAAGTAAATCAGGTTGAATATCACGATCCAGAATATTTTCACTCTCAAGTTTTACAGGCTGTTGCGTATGGAATGGATGTTTCTATATGCACACAACTTAGTGTTAAAACTTTACAAAAAAAGCTCGATTATTGGACACACCTGTAGTCGACTACTACAATAGTAAAACTCATTACATATTTATATGGAGTTTAAAAAAGAAGAAATAATAACTGAAAAATCTACCATAGATGTTCAGTCAGGCAAGATACATGATGTATCTGAAAAGGACAATACTATCAGTATAGTGTTCCAGGAAGATAAGGAAGATGTTCTTGTAAAATGTGTTTTAAAGATTACTAAAGATCAATTCTCTCACATAGCAAGAGAGCACAATATTAAGCCACTTAATACAGAACAATTAAAGGCTATTCATGCGAAGAATGAGGTAGCAGAAATAAAAGAAGCTGTGCTGGCTCCTACAACATCACCTGTTGTAGAAATGACCATTCCAGTGAAGTTAAATAAACCTATAAAAATGTTGCCCAGAGAGGAACATGACCCTTTAAACTGGAAAGATAAGACACCAGAAAGAGAAGCTAAATTATATCGTTCCAAGATAGATCCTGATAGAGTAAGTACTATTTTACAGTATGTATTTAGGTGGCATAAGAGAAACAAATATCACAAATCCAGGAAAGATAAGAGTTGTAATCTTGCACATTTTTTAAAGACATATCTGCCAAAAAATAACAACTTGGACTTCCAAACTTGCAGACGTATTTATCTCGCACAGACTTATAAAGAAATTACAGAAGCATTTAGATCAGAGTGGGTGGCACTTATCAAAGATTTAGATGATAAAGGCTACCATAATGAAGTACCAGAATACATAAGAAAGCATTATTTAGGTTGACAAATGTGCTACAGTAGTAAGGTACATATTTCAGGTTCACCTTATGACCTCAACAATGACCAAACAAGAATACTCTGTCTATTACGGGATAGAGGAACTTAAGAGATTACACACAGCACACAGTATTGCGTTCGATACAGAAACATTACAGCTACAACCAGAAGAGGGTAAGCTCCGACTATTACAGTTGGGATGTTATGCTTCACGAACCATCGTAGTCATAGACTGTTTCGAGCTTGAGAAAAAAGATTGGAATTATATAGAGGATTTTTTCAGTTGTACTAATAGATTTTGGTTAGCACACAACGCAGTATTTGATCTTGGCTGGTTACAGGAACATGGCATACATCCTACTGGTTTCGTCAGGTGCAGTATGTTAGCCAGCAGATTACTGACTAATGGTATTCCGCAGACCAAGCATGGATTAGATGCACTAGCTAAGAGACAGCTAAACATGGACGTATCCAAAGAACAACAGAAATCAGATTGGGGTGCAGAAACTCTATCTAAAGAACAACTTACATATGCTGCCAAAGATATTGAAGTACTACTTGAACTAGATCAGGTATTAGACCAGAAGATACGAACTGCGCAATTAGACAGGGCATATACCCTAGAGTGTCGGGCACTTCCAGCTATGGCTCAGATGTGGAGAACAGGATTACCCTGGAATCGTGAAGAACTACAGCAATGTCGTGTTGATTACGAGGATGACATCAAAGAGTTAGGTAATGAATTTATCAGAGAACTTGATAACGATTTACCAGCAGGCAAAAAGCTACCACGAAATGATGATGGTACGTTTAATCTTCGTGCGAAAGACGAAGGCTCAGTCAGATTAGGTACTAAAAGATACGCAGGATTCAATATCAAAAGCTCTAAGCAACTATTAGAAAAACTTGAACTGGTACTTGGTTACACTCCTGTAAATGGTGATGGTAAACCCAGTGTTGCGAAAGATGCTTTGAAAAATTGTGCTGCCGATTCACCAACGATCCAAACACTTATGACCTGGAAGCGTAGAGAGAAACGTAGACAGATGATTGAGAGCATACAGGATAAGATGTCAGATGATGGATTTGTCAGGGCATCTTATATGCAGCTTGGGGCAGATACAGGCAGGATGTCCAGTATCAAACCTAATAATCAGCAGATACCCAGAGATTCAGAGTTTAGGCAGTGTGTTCAAGCACCTGAAGGTTGGAAGATAGTTGATGCTGACTTTTCACAGATGGAGCTTAGGTTGGCTGCTGCATTAGCCAGAGATAAGAATATGACTGCTGCATTTAGACGGGGTGAAGATTTGCACGACTATACCGCTAATCAGATGGGATGCGATAGACAGATTGCCAAGTCTGCAAACTTTGGTTTGCTGTATGGTGCAGGAGCAGATGGTCTTAGAAAATATGC